CCGCGCAACACTCAGCGCAGCACTGAAGGAAACACCATGAGCAATGAACAAGACTATCCAGCGCTGCCAAAGGGCACTCAGTTTATCGCTGGCAACAACCGGTACTTCGCCAAAGTATGCGGCACAGTCACGGCGTACACAGAAGACGACCTTCGCGCTTACGCCGATGCATGCTGCGCAGCCCAAGCCGCGCGGCACGTGAAAGAGCTGGCAGCCTACGAGCTGACGGTGAGCAATTTGCGGGAGCAGGTTGCAGCGCGGGGCGTGCCGGGGTTGTCGCAGAAAAGCCTCTCTATGGCGCTTGAATCCACGCAGATTATCCGAGACTTTGGCCAGTCTATGACGGAGAATGGTTACGTGAACTCAGGGCCGCAGCTGATTGACCAAGCCCTTAAAATCGAACGCGCCATGCTCGCAGGAGCGCCACAGCCAGCAGCGCGGGGCGTGCCGGATGCAAAGAACGTGTTTTCTTACCCATACGCACCGGGCAGAGACTACGCACATGGGTGGAACGATTGTCGCGATGCCATGCTCGCGGCAACACCTACACCGAGGGCGTGTCTGATGGCGCGGGACTCTGCGCAGACAAGATCAGGAGTGGATCATGAACCGAACTGAAATCAAATTCGAGTTTGATAAGTTCTTTGATTTCCCGTCGAAGGATCAATCCTCAGTCACAAGCGTGAGCGCGCTACTTTTTGCAGAGCACATCGCGCAACTTGAGCGCAGCAAAGCGCCAGCATGGCACGATGCTCCGACCTGCGCGGGGATGTGGCTCAACAGCATCAACATGCAAACCGAGGTCGTAAAGCAGCGGCATATCGACGCATGCAGCTATGTCGGAATTACGAGGTGGTACGGCCCAATCCCGCAGGAGCCATCAACATGAAGCACGGATGGAAGACCCGCCCGGCCGAGCGCCAATACTTCGAGGCCAAGCTGGCGGCCCGTCCGAGCGCAAAGCCTGCACGTCAGAAGGTGTGTGAATGGTGCAACGGGACTGGGTACATGATGGTTCCCGTAGATGGGTCACACAACGGTTTCAATTTCAAGCCGTGCCCTGAAGGTTGCACAGATCCCTCGTTGAATTGAAGTCGCTTCTGAGTAAACCCCCCGCGAGGGTTTGATGAAAACCCCCTTCATGCGCATCATCCTCGCGCATGACCGTCAAGAAACCAGCAGACACCACCAAAACACCCCCAAAGCCCGCAAAACGCCGGACGGACTGGGATGCGGTAGAACGCGACTATCGGACGGGAAAATTCACTCTTCGGGAGCTCAACACCAAGCACGGCGCCGACATCGGCCAAATATCTCGCAAGGCCAAGAAGGACGGATGGACACAAGACCTTGGGGATGCCATACGGCAAGCAACCAACGCAAGGCTTGTTGCTGATCTTGTTGACAAAAACGTCAAGGAAACACAACAAAAAGTCAACATTGTTGTGCTCGCCGCGGCCGAACAGAACACCCAAGTGATCCTTGGGCACCGCACCGGTCTAGGAAGAATCACACAAGTCAAGAGAAAGCTACTGGAGCAGATCGAGCAGGCAGCCGACAACATGGTCGATCTGGACGAGATCATCGACATGGTGCGAAATCCAGACGAGCACGGAATGGACCGAGCCAATGACGCGCTCAGGAAGGCGATGGGCCGGTCTGCGCTGGTAGATGACCTGAAGAAGCTGGCCGACGTAGACGAGAAGGTGCGCAAGGGAGAGCGAGAGGCATTCCGGATTGACGCCCCGCCAGAGAAGACGGACGACGAGTCCGCTACAAGCCGCTACACCGACGCCGAGCGGGCTGCAAAGCTGATCTACCTGATGACCCAGGCCAAAGGCCAGCAGGCTGCAGAATGACCGACGCAACTGAGGCAATCGCCACCATCAAGGGCATGACGGCCGAGCAGAAGGCCGCGTTCGATGCTGTGCTGGACACCATGCCCCGCTGGACCCCGCAGGCAGGACCGCAGCAAATGGCCTATGAATCGCAGGCCGACATCCTGTTTTATGGCGGAGCAGCGGGAGGCGGGAAGACTGATCTTTTGCTTGGTCTGGCGCTGACAAGCCAGCAGCACAGCATCATTTTCCGGCGCGAGGCCGTTCAGTTGATCGGCATCGAAGAACGGATGACCACGATCACCGGCACGCGACAGGGCTACAACAGCCAAACCGGCGTGTGGAGATTGCCGCAAGGCCGGGTGATGGAATTGGGCAGCGTCAAGGAGCCCGGAGACTGGATGAAGTTCCAGGGCCGAGCCCACGACGCCAAACTGTTCGATGAAATCTGCCACTTTCTGGAGGCTCAGTTCCGCGCCCTGATTGGTTGGCTTCGCTCGGACGACCCGAACGTGCGACAGCGCGTGGTCTGCGCCGGCAACCCGCCGACATCCAGCGATGGTCAGTGGGTCAAGCGGTTCTGGGCTGCATGGCTGGATCCTACGCACCCAAACCCGGCCAAGCCCGGCGAACTGCGCTGGTACGTCAGCGACGAGAACGGAGACGACTTCGAGGTTCCCAGCGGCGACCCGGTGAAAGTAGGCTCCGACTGGTTCACCCCAAAGAGCCGGACATTCATCCCGTCGAGCGTTGATGACAACCTGTTTCTGAGCACAACGGGCTACAAGGCCACTCTGCAGTCACTTCCAGAACCCTTGCGGTCGCAGATGCTTCGCGGCGACTTCCAGGCCGGCGCCAGCGATCCGGCGTGGCAACTTATCCCCACCGCATGGGTCAAGGCTGCCCAGGCGCGCTGGGTGAAGAAGGAAATCAAAGGCCCGATGACGGCCATTGGGTTCGACCCGGCGCGCGGTGGCGTGGACAAGAGCACGGCCGCCCGACGCCATGGGCAATGGTTCGATGAGATGGTCAGCGTTCCAGGCGCAGTGACATCAGACGGGCCGACCGCGGCTGGGTTCATCGTTCCATTGATCCGCAACGGCGCCTGCGTGTGCGTGGACTCGATTGGCATTGGATCAAGCGCACTTGACTTCATCAAGGGCTTGAATTTGCTGGTGTTGCCTGTTGTCGGGTCTGCTTCAAGCGGGCTTTCTGACAAGGCCGGGCAACTGCGATTCAGGAACAAGCGCGCCGAAATGTACTGGAGACTGCGTGAGGCGCTGGACCCAACTCTGGACGACCCGATCTCATTGCCGCCCGATCAGGAACTGCTGGGCGACCTGTGCGCAGCGCGCTACAAGATTGTGACGATGGGAACGCAAGCAGGCATCCAGATCCGAGAAAAAGACGAAATCCGTGAAGCCATTGGACGAAGCCCAGACAAGGGTGACGCCGTGGCCATGACGTTTGTATCAGGTATCCCCGCTGCAGGCCGCCAGCAGTCAACGCTACCCCCACCGCCTCTTTGGCGCCTGTAAGGACAACCCATGATGATGAACAACGCAATGCAGGCCGAAGAAGCCGCCGCGCCCGTATCGACCGAGGCCGAGGACAAGGACGCCATCACGCTGGAAAAATTCACCTCGTTCGTCGTGGAGATCGACCAGCAGCCCGCCTGGCGCGGCAAGGCCGACCGGGAAATGGACTACTGCGATGGCAACCAACTGGATAGCGAGATCCTGCAGGCCCAGGCGCAGATCGGCATGCCGCCGGCCATTGAGAATGTCATCGGTCCTACCATCGCCGCGGTCACCGGCATGGAAGTCAAGATGCGCAAGGACTGGCGCGTGGTGCCCGACACGCCCAAGGATGGCGATGAAGTAGCCGAGGCTCTGGGCTTCAAGCTGAACCAGGCTGAGCGCCACAGCCGGGCCGACCGCGCGTGCTCGGAAGCCTACCGGCACGAGATCAGCGTCGGGCTTGGATGGGTGGAGGTTGCGCGAGAGCAGAACCCGTTCAAGTTCCCCTATCGCGCCTCATTCGTACATCGCAATGAAATCTGGTGGGACTGGCTGGACACCGAGCCGGATTTGGAGAAGGCCCGCTACCTGGTGCGCAGGCGCTGGACCGACAGAGACCAAGCTGAACTGATGTTCCCGGACAAGGTGGAACTGATTCGCCACTCTTCCAACGGCTGGCAAGGGATTGATTTCGGGCTTGGCCACGATGGCGGTGGCAGCACGGACCTTGCCAAGGCATACACCGACGAGCGCGGCTGGAGCATCGAGGAAATGCAGTGGCGCGACATCGAGAGCCGCCGGATCTGCCTGTTCGAGGTCTGGTATCGGGTCTGGGTGCGGACGCTGGTGATGAAGATGCCGGACGGCCGCGTGATCGAGGTTGACCAGGCCAACGAGGCGCACCAGCTGGCTATCGCTGTCGGCATGGCAAAGCCGAAATGGGTTGTGCTGCCCAAGATGCGGACATCCATGTGGATGGGTCCGCACCGCCTGTCTGATGGCCCAACGCCATACCCGCACCATAAATTCCCCTACGTGCCATTCTGGGGCTGCAGGGAAGACCGGACCATGATCCCGTTCGGGTTGATACGGGGCATGATGTACCAGCAGGACAACATCAACGCCACCACGGGCAAGATTCGCTGGGGTTTGTCTGCTGTAGAAACCGTTCGGACTACCGGTGCTTACGCAGGGACAGATGAGCAATTCAGGCAGATGTCATCGCGCGTGGATGCCGACATCATTCTCAGTGCGGACGCCATGAGCCAGCCAGGTGCAAAATTCGAGAGGCGGCGCGACTTTCAACTGAGTGAACAGCAGTACAAGATGCTTGGAGACGCACGGGCGGCCATCGCGCGCACATCCGGTATCACGCCATCGTTCCAAGGCCAGAAGGGCAGCGCCACCAGCGGCGTGCAGGAATCCACCCAGGTCGAGCAGTCGGTGCAGGCGCTGGCCGACATCAACGACAACTTCGACTCAGCGCGCGCGGCCGTGGGCGACCTGCTGATGTCGCTGATCGTGGAAGACATGATCGGTGTTGAGGAAACCGTCCAGATCGACGGAAAAGGACTGAAGCCCGACAAGACCATCGTTCTGAATTCGCCAGTTGTGGACACCGAAACCGGCATCCAGACGCTGAACAACGACGTGGAGCGCACCAAGCTGAAGGTGTCGCTGCAGGACGTTCCCAGCACGCCGAGCTTCCAGGCGCAGCAGCTTGGCGCCCTGTCCGAAGCGTTCAAGTCGATGGGCCAGGAGTACCAGCCCGTAGTTCTCCCGCACCTGTTGAGCCTGATGAGCGTACCCAACAAGGCGGAAATCATCGAGGGCGTCAAGCTGGTGGGTCAGGCGCCGACCGAAGAACAGATCCAGAAGCGAATCAAGGATGCGGTGACGGCGGCCGGGCTGGACATTAAGCAGCAGGAGCTGGCACTCAAGTACCCGGCCGGGATGGATGAGGCCAAGGTTCAACTGATTACGAATCAGGCCGTTGAGGTCGGCGTGAAGGCTGCATTCGCTGCTATCCAGACCGCAGGCGCCATCGTGCAGACCCCGCAAATCTCACCGGTTGCCGACATGGTGATGAAGCTGGCCGGCTACCAGACGCCGACCCCAGCCGGGGTTGACCCGAACTACCCGATACCGGCCGGCCAAGCGCTTCCAGCCGTTGACCCGGCTGCAACTGCGCAGTTGGGCGACATCCCGCCCGCACAGCAGAACACCAGCCCGGCGTTCCCGCCAGTGCCACAGCAGCCGGGCAGCCCGATGCAGGGTATTGAAACGCAGCGCCAGGACAGCGCGCCGACCGACGCGACGCAACCAGAAGGCCAGCCATGAGCCTGATTGCCTCAACCCGTGAAATCGAATCGCTGCTGGACAACCTCAAGCGGCAGGCAGAACAACAGCAGCGCGCTTACTTCAACATCATCACCGGAATGGTCGCCATGCACCAGAAACACCGAGTCGCCGGGAACTACCCGGTTTCTGACGAGATCCGCGCCTTGCTGGCCTCGGTATCCATCGAGGTTGTTCAGGGCACGGACGGATACCAATGGGACAAGATTCCGAAGAGCCTGATTGGCCGACCAGTGGGCGACACCTGGCGCACCAAAGTTTGAATCCCGCTATGGCAAGGGTTTTCGCGGCCAGCCACCCGCGAGGGTTTGAGTTATCTGAATAGTCGGCCCACCATCACGGGCCGACTCTATTGATTCGAACCACGCAAGACCAAAATGCTCACAACAACCACGGTGAAATTCCGGCTGTCGAGAGAAGACGGGAACCCGCTTGTCGGCGCCCTTGTCACCGCAGCCCTGACACGACCGGATACCGATGTTGGAATGGTTGTCCCAAGCCGCAAGGTTCAGGCATCGACCGACATCACCGGGGTATGCACGATTGGTTTGTGGCCGAACAGCCGGGGAACGACCGGATCTCAATACAAGGTCAGCATCGAAACCAGTACCGGATACGTGGACGAATACACGATCACGGTTCCTGAATCTGTCGGTGAGGTACTTGTCGAGACAATCAAGAGCACGCCACCATACCCGACAGTCAGCGCAGCACAATTGGCGCTGGAGGCGGCTCAGGCTGCGCTGGCCTTGATCCCGTCTGGTGGTACTACAGGGCAAGTTCCCGCAAAGGCGAGCAATGCCGATTTTGACGTTCACTGGGTAGATCAGATCGGAGGTCCAGGAGGCGGCGCAACCAATCTGGGCTACACCGCATCGCCCACCGGCGGCACGGTGACCAGCGACACCGGGACGGACGCCACCATCCCCCTGGCCGACGCCACCAACGCCGGACTGATGACCCCGGCCGAAAAAGCCAAGGTAGCTGCCACCAGCGGCACCAACACCGGCGACCAGGACTTGAGCGGCTACTCACCCGCCGGCCACAACCACACCGGCACTTACCAGCCGCTCGCCACGGTGTTGACCAACACCACGGCCAGCTTTACCGCTGCGCAGGAAACCAAACTCGGACACATCAGCGTCACCCAGGCTGTGGACCTCGACGCCATCGAAAGCCGCGTCAACGACCTGGACGCCGCGGTGGTGCTGAAAGGCGTGTGGGACGCCAGCGCGGGCACATTCCCCGGCGCAGGTGCAGCACAAGCCGGGTGGAGCTACATCGTCAGCGTGGGCGGCACGGTGGACGGCACGGCGTTCGCTGTCGGCGACCGCGCCATTGCCATCACGGATAACGCCAGCACCTCGACGCTGGCGGGCAACTGGTTCAAGGCCGACTACACCGATCAGGTGCTGAGCGTTGCCGGCCGCACCGGCGCCGTCACGCTCACGTCCGCGGATCTGACCGACACCACGGCCGCCGGCCGGGCGCTGCTGGACGATGTGGACGCCGCAGCGCAGCGCGCGACGCTTGGGCTTGGCTCGCTTGCGACTCAGAGTGGCACGTTCAGCGGTGCATCATCAGGCACCAACTCCGGTGACGAAACCGGCCCGCGTGTCGCTACGCTGCTGCACGCAGCAACCGAGAAAACAACGCTGGTTAACGCTGACGAGGTAGGCGGCACCGACAGCGCGGCCAGCTTTGGACTGATCCGCACGACGTGGGCCAGCGTCAAGGCGTTTTTGAAGACTTACTTCGACACGCTGTATCAGTCCGTTCTTGTCAGCGGCACAAATATCAAAACCATCAACAGCACGAGTTTGCTGGGCGCTGGTGATATTGCAATCAGCAGCTTTGATCCTGCATCACCAGGCCCTATTGGCGGGACGACGCCGAACACAGTTGCTGCTACTGGCGTTTCCGCATCCGCAAACGGCGCTGCATCAACGCCGCCGGTCAAAGTCACTGGCACATGGTATTCGGGTGGCACGGCTACAACGACAAAGCCGCAGGTGCTAATCGAGTCGAGCGGCGCCGCAAGTAACGGGTGGAGCACCGCTGGCACCGGGCTTGGAATCAACTCCCAGACCGGAGCAGGTTTTTTGGGAAACCATATTGACTGCCAAAAATCTGGCATCAATGTATTTAAAGTCGATCATCTGGGGAGCGTAACGCTATACGCTTCTAGCTCTTACAACGTCGGGGCTACCGTCCTCTCTAATGGGACGATGGCGCTCTCCCGGGCCGCCCGATCATATATCTCAAATGTAGATATAGGCGGGAAAATTGCACTGATCGGAGGGGCAACCGCAGGTACACAGGTTGAGTTTTTGCAGTACGCTAGCAACAGCGGCGCAGAGCCGATTTACTCTTTTACCGGATACGCGGGCACTGAAAAACTCACAGCAAGCAGCGGGAATCAAATCTGCGTTGGAATTACTCCAAAGTACCAGCAAACCGGTACTGCTGGCGCTACTGACCTCCTGATAAATCGAACGGAAACGTCCGTCGGAAGTGGGGCTCAAAATCTCATTGATGCCCAAGTGGGCGGCACGTCGAAATTTAAGGTTACGACTGGGGGCGACGTCACGAGTCGCAACCTGATCGCCACAGGCTCAATCTCCACCGGCCTTGCTGCCAAAACCACTGACAACACAGTTACGGCAACAGACGGCACGCTGACAGCCGATTCCACTGCGGCGCCATTCACCTTCACGCTCGAAGCCGCCAGCGGCCACAACCGAATTCACGCCTTTGTCAAAGTGGCGGGCGGAAACACCGTGACCATCGACGGCAACGCCAGCGAAACCATCGACGGCTCGCTCTCTATCACGCTGGCTGATCGCGTCAAGTTGCAAAGCAACGGCACAAACTGGGTACGCATCGCATGACTCCGCAACTCCTCATCAAGCTGCTCGCGCAGATCGCCCGTCAGTCGCCCGAACTGGCGGCGCTTGAAACGCAAATTGCGGCTGCACAGCCGTCAATCGACAGCGCGCAGACATGGCGCAATAGCACGCAAGCCGCTCTGGAGTCCGCTCAGGCTGCGCTCGCTGAAGCGCAGGCCGTTGAAGGCGCGGATGTGTCGGCCCAGCAGGGTGCGGTTGGCGTGTTGTCGGAATCGCTCACTACTGCTGATGCGGACCTTTCCGCGCTGACCGGGCCGCGTGATGCGCTTGTCAGTCGTGCTGATGCCTTGCGCGCCAGTATCGCGCAGTGCCAGGCGCAGATTGACGCCGGCGGGCTGGTGATGACCGGCAACGATATTGACGCCATGCGCTTGGCCTCCGTGCGGGCTCAGGTTTGGGAGCGCATCAAGGCCAAGCGGGATGCGTTGGCCGAAAGCGGTTGCAAGGTCGGCGCGTACTGGTTTCACAACGATGTCAAGAGCCGGGGCCAGTGGGAGCGCATGGTCAACCGGCTAGAGAAGACCGGCGCCAGTGACGCAGACCCCTACACCGTGGCCGGCTACCCCGTGCCGTGGAAAACGCTCACAGGAGACAAAGTTGTTTTGACAGCCGGGATCATTCGTGGCGTGGTGGCCGCGTTTGAGATTCAGGAGGCGATGATCTTCGGTGCTGCTGAATCACACCGCGCAGCAGTCAATGCCAGCGCCACACCATCCGCCTACGATTTCAGTGCGGGCTGGCCGGCTGGGTTCACGGGCTAATTCCCATGCTGCTCGCCAGCTACAAGTCCACGCGCCCCGGCCTGCAGGGCCTGGCCAACCGGCTGATCCGCTGGCGGCTGCACGGCCTCTATTCGCACAACGAGGTGGTTTTCCAGCCCGGTGACGGCGTGGATGGCTACATGCCCGATGGCACATGCGCACCCGATGCATCCGGGGCGCTCTGGTGCGTGTCGAGTGTGGCCGCCGAGCGCCTGCCGGCGTGGTCAAAGCGCCGAGCCGGAAAGGTGGGCGGGGTACGGTTCAAGCGCATCAATCTGGCCCAGGACAAATGGGATCTGGTGCCGTCCGACCGGTCGCCGCAGTACGCCGCCAGCACCGCGCGCGCGCTTGAGGGCGCGATGTATGACTGGCAGTTGATCGCCAGCTTCTTGTCGTGGCTGATACCGGGAAAAGACGGCCGAGAGACCTGCAGCGGGCTTTCCGCGCGGCTGCTTGGAATTCCAGACCCTGAGCGCCAAGACCCCTGCAGCCTGCACGCCGTGGCTACGTGGGCAGCAGCCCAACACGAAGCAGGACTCTCGCGGGGGTTTGAGTAACTCGGGGACACCACATAGATTCGGGTCTGCATCGCTGTGAAGCGAAGCGAGTCCCGCAGATGGATGGTTAAGGGGCTTCGGCCCCTTTTCCTTTTGTCGGCGATCAACCCAATGCGGCCACGGCGATATGTGGCGGGAAGACCCGATGACGGACGTTTTTGAACAGTTCTACCTTGACCACCAGGACGCAGACGGCAACCTGACTGATGCGCAAATGGCCCAGATGCTCACGCTGGACCAGCAGGGCGATACCGGCACCCCGTTGCCGGAAACCGATGTGCCCGACATCGAAGCAGCACCAGAAGAAGCACAAAGCCCTCCTGAAACTCTGCCAGCGGAAGCCGAACAACCACAGCCCGAGCCTGTTGTTCTGGCAAAGGACGGTGTTCACACCATTCCTTTCGAGAAGCTGGAAGAAGCGAGACAGCAAGCACAGCATTGGTCGCGTATCGCGGCTGAGAAGGATGCCGAAATCGCGCGCCTCACGGCAGCGGCAACGCCAGCCACTCAGCCTGTCACAGAAGTACCAGCAGAGCCCACCGGTGAAGCTGTGACCTTTGGTGACTACAGCGATGAAGCCATGGCGAAGGGCGTCAAAGCCGTTGCAAGCGCAGAGGTAGCGAAAGCTGTCGCAGCGCTCAGCGAGAAGTTCGAGCAGGTACTTGCACCAATCAAGGAGCAAGAGCAGACCACCGCACTGGAGGCCCACTTCAAGGCACTGACCGATGCCAACCCGGACCACAACCAGATCGTCAGCGGCCAGCCGCTGCAGGACTGGATTGAAAAGCAGCCGTCATTCGTGCGCGACCAGTACAAAACTGTGTTCGAGCGCGGTACAGCCGCCCAGGTCATCGAGCTTGTGTCCACGTTCAAGAGTCAGTCAGGTATTGGACAGCCCGCGCCAGCAGCCAATCCGGCAGCCAGCGCGGCACAGAAGGCGAAGGATGTGATTGCAGCAGCCAAAGGCGCGCGGGTTACCAGCTTGTCGGACATCCCGGCAGGTTCGGCGGCCCACCACGACGAGGCGGATGCGATCAGGGAAATGACCAATGGCGGCCTGATGGCCAAGTTCGGCTCGATGTCGGATCCCGCAAAGATCCTGGCGCAGTTGGACCGCCTGGTCTGAGTCAGTAGCAAAAACACGCATCGCTGTGAAGCGAGGCAGTCCTTTAAAGGAGTCCCATCATGGGTACAACGGTCATCCCCTACGGCGCGCCGCAGGCACTGAAAATTCAGTCCGCGGGCCTGTTCGCTGCGCACATGCAGCGCAATTCGACGCTCAACCGCCTCACCGGCAAGCTGCCCCAGCAGTCCGACGCCGAGGCCAACCTGCGCCAGCAGTCCAGTTCGGACCTACCCATCGTGCGCTGCATGGACTTGACCAAGAGCGCCGGTGACGAGATCACGTTCGACTTGATCAACCCGATGTCGGGCAAGCCGATCATGGGCGAACGCTACGCCGAGGGCCTTGGCCGCGCGATGGCATTTTCCCAGGACAAGCTGCGCATCAACCAGACCCGCTACCCCATCAGCGGCGGCGGGATGATGACCCAGCAGCGCACGCCGCACCAGTTGCGCAAGCTGGCCCGCGCGCTGGGTGACAGCTACATGAACCGCCTGCAGGACCAGCTTACGCTGACCCACCTGGCCGGCGCTCGTGGCTTCCATAACAACATCGAGTGGGCACTCCCGCTGGCCAGCGATGCGGACTTCGCGGAAATCTGCGTGAACCCCGTCAAGGCGCCCACGAAGAACCGCCACTACATGAGCACCGGCACCGGGATCGAAACGATCAAGGCTGCAGGAAACGAGATCACCATCGCCACCACCGATGTTCTGAACATGGAAGTGGTGGATGGCATTCGCACCGTGCTCGACTCGATGCCGCTGCCGCCCCCGCCCGTGATCTTCGACGGCGACAAGATGGCAACCGATGTGCCGCTGCGCGTGCTGCTGGTGTCGTCCGAGCAGTACACCAGTTTCATTCAAAGCACGAACTTCCGCACCTTGCAGGCCAACGCGATGGCGCGCTCCAGCATGGCCGGAGGCCATCCCCTGTTCCAGGGCGATGCTGGGATCTTCGCCGGCATCCTGATCGTCAAGATGCCCAAGCCGATCCGCTTCTACAGCGGCGACAGCCTGCGCTACTGCGCCAGCTACACCAGCGAGGCTGAAACCTCGACCGACCTCGTACCTGCGGCCTTCGCAGCGGCCGGCTACGCGGTGGACCGGGCGCTGTTGCTGGGCGGCCAGGCGCTCGCCGAAGCCTTCGGCAAGAACGGCCACACCGGCAACCCGTTCTTCTGGAGCGAGAAGCTGCTGGACCACGACGATAAGTTGGAAGTCCTCATCGGGATGATGAGCGGCAAGTCCAAGGTCCGCTTCGAGATCGACTTCGGCGACCAGAAGCAGTTCACCGACAACGGTGTGATTGCGATCGACACGGCTGTGAAGCTGGCCGGAACCTGATGAATTGGGGCCTGGTTCGCCGGGCCCCACTCACATCCCCATCACTCCCAGGAGAACACCATGAGCACCGTAACCAAAAAACAAATTCGCAACGATCCCTTCTTCGCGGCCGATGGTTGCGGCAACCAGTCGGTTGTCGTTTTCACGCTTGAAGTGAATGCCTCTGGCATTCTGGTTTCCAGCGACCTTGCCACCGCCCTGCAAATTGGCGACGTGGTTCGCATCGGCGTGCTGCCCGCCGGCTTCAAGCCGATTGATGCCCTGTTCATTGCCAGCGATGCCTTCACGGCGCTGGTGACGGCAGACATCGGTTTCGCCTATGTAGATGGCGTCGATTCGACGGTTGTCCCGCAGGACGCGGACTACTTCGGCTCGGCCATCGCGTTGAACACGGCAGGCCGCTACCCGGCAGACAACGTGGCCGTCAAGCCGGAAACGCTGCCCAAGGACGCCTACGTGACCATGACGATGGCTGGCGCTGCCTGCGCTGCAGCGGGCCGCGTCGATGTCGTGATCTACGGCATCCATACCGGCACGCCCTGATCGGTAGCCGGCAATCAGGAGTGGGCCGGTCTTCACAAGGGGCCGGCCCATTTTTGCAACAACAGGAAAAGCCATGAGCAAACTCACCCCAATCAAGTACGTCGGCAAGCGCCTGACCTACACCGATGGCATGTATGGCACCCATACCGCATTCGTGCAGGGTGAAACCGCCATGGTGGATGCCGATATTGCAGTCAAGATGCTGCGCCACCCAGACCAGTACGAGCCAGGCGTTGAAGCCGGCGCGGCGCCCGCGGTGGAATCGAAGCCGGTCAATGAAAAAGACGAGGACACGCAGGACTTGCGCGACCAGATCAACATCATGGACAAGCACGCGCTCAAGCAGATGGCCTGGGAGCGATACCAGCAGAAGTTCTCTGGAAACCCATCGGTCGAAAGCCTGCGCGCCAAGGTGACGCAGCTGGTTGACCAGTTCGGGGCGCTCTGAAATGACGATGGCCGAACTCATCGCGTCATTCCGCACGGATGCGGACGACCTGGTTGTCCCCTATCTGTGGTCGGACGCTGACCTGAAGCGATGGGCGAACGAGGCTGAACAGGAGGCGTGCCTACGCGCCAAGCTGCTGTTTGACGCCAGCACCACGGCGGTATGCCAGATTGCCATTGTGGCGGCAACGACCGGCTACGCACTGCACGCCAAAGTCCATGACGTTGAGCACGCCAGGATCATCGATTCAGCAGGTCTGGTGACCAAGCTGAAGCTGATAGACCGCATCGAGCTTGAGCGCACGCGGCCCGACTGGCGGTATGAAACCCGCGCGCCGCTCGCGCTGATACGCTATGACGGTCGCATCGAAGTCGATTGCATCCCGGATGCCGCCTACACGCTGCGCCTCGAAGTACATCGCCTGCCATTGGTGGACATGGCGACAGACTCCGACACGCCAGAGATTGCCGCTATCCACCACCGCCAGTTGGTGAACTGGATGCTGCACCGGGCCTATGCCAAGCCGGACAGCGAAACCCGTGACCCCGGAAAGTCCAGCCAGGCAGAAGCCGCATTCACCCGGATCTTCGGGGTTCGGCCCGATGCCGACCTTCGCCGCGCCCAGCAGGCCAACCGCCCCCAAGTCAACAAAGCCGTCTGGTAACAGGCGAACAGGAGAACCACCATGGCCAACGCCCTCTACGCAAAAGGCAAGGAGAAAATTCTCTCCAAGGCCATCAGTCTGACAGCCGACACCATTAAGGTGATCCTGGTAAAGAACACCTACCCCCAGAACTTGGCGACCGATGAGTTCCTGACGGACGTGTCGGCCTACCGGCTGGGCACCGACCAGACGCTCGGCTCCAAGACCGTGGCCGCTGGCGTGTTCGATGCGGGCGACGTGACCTACACCGCAGTGACCACGGGCGACACCAGTGAGGGCGTTGTGATCTACATGGACACCGGCGTCGCCGCGACCTCGCCGCTGTTGTTCTACATCGACACGATTACCGGGTTCCCGCTGGCGACCAACGGCGGTGACATCGTGATCCAGTGGGACAACGGTGCTTACAAAATTTATGCCATGTAAGGGTCGGACATGGCCCACAAGAACATTGACCGCTGCAAGGAGACGACCAGCACCACGGGGACGACAAGCCCGCTGGTTCTGACCGGCGCCGTGGCGGGCTTCGTTGCCGTGGCAG